TAAAACCAACATTAAAGGAAAATGTAGTTCATCATAAACGACCGATTGGAAATGCGTCTGGTGGTAAGAATGGTGTGTCTAATTCAAGAGTGTGGAATCCATCCGATGTTACAAGAACCACTATCCGCGAACAAACGGAAAATACAGAATATACAAAGCATGGTGGAACTGCGTTCGACGCTGCTTACACAAATACGGAGCATCAACCTGTCGATCAACATCGCGATACAACAAACTGTCAATATATTGGTAATAGTAGTGCTGGAAATTCGCAACATAAGGGACAAGTATACAATACAGCGTACAACGCTACTCTTAATCCCAACAAACAAGTTGTATCTAAGGTAGATAGATTTCATGCTGGAAATCAACCAATTTTTGATGGCAATCAAAATGTCAGTAATTTACGAAACAGAAGTACAAAACCCGCCGCAATTATTCCAAATATGCCTAAGAGTGCTAGTAGCATTGAAACATACGGACAATTAAGTGGAAAAAATACACGCGAAGTAAACCAGAGCAATAGGTATAATCCAGAGTTGTTAGACGCTTTTAATAGCAATCCTTATTCAAAACCTTTGAGTAGTGTTGCTTAAATACTTCAATACCTCAATGTAAATAATACATATAATCATATATATGTATAAATCGTATATACATATAAATCAAATAATACTTTATTAAAATATAAAAATAATGTGTTATACTCATTTATACTATGAGTGATCTATTTTTAAAAAATACAATTGATTATAATTTTAAAAATGTCACCGCTGATATTCACACTATGCATAAAACAATTATCGATAAATTAAATTTTTTCATAGAAAACAATAAAATACCTCATATTGTATTTCATGGACCATATGGAACCGGAAAACGAAGTATTTTAAACTATTTTATAGAAAAGGTGTATCATAACAATCCCAAATATATGAAGGAATACGTTATGTATGTTGATTGTGCGCATGGTAAGGGCATTCGTTTTTTTCGCGATCAATTAAAATTCTTTGCCAAAACAAATATCCAAAACAAAACAAATAACATGTTTAAATCTATTATCTTGTTTAATGCTGACAAACTTACAATGGACGCACAATCGGCTTTGCGTAGGTGTATTGAAAAATACAGTCATAATACGCGTTTCTTTATTATTGCTGAAAACAAGAACCTTTTATTGAATCCAATATTATCTAGGTTCTGTAGTATTTATATACCCACACCAAAGGTAGACCAAAATTATATTAATTTTTATAATTTACGATTTGATGTTTATAATAAAAAAGACTACAATAAAAAAGAAACACGTTTAAAAAAGTACCTAAAAAATACGGAAAGTTACAAATCATTGAAAAGTTGTATTGGTCTGTCGTCTATATTGTATAATAAAGGATATAGTTGTTTGGATTTAATTAAATATGTTTCCAATAACAAGGACAATAATTTAGCATTAATGTATTTTGACAAAATAAGAAAGCAAATACGAAACGAAGAATTATTAATATTTTATGTATTGTATTTTACATTTATGCGGAAAAAAGTTGATTTAGAAAATATTTTATAAGTTTAAAATGGATGATTACAACGTAAATGTTTTATCTGAAGCCAAAAACGAGTATTCTTGCAGATTGTTAAGTATACTTTCTCCTGTTGTTATTGAGGGGGTTAAATCTATATTTAATGACGCCGAACGATTATGTATTGAAAATGATGAAGACGATAAATACTTAATGACATTTCAAAACTTTCTTTCTAGAGTACCAAAATGGAACGATTCGCTGATTCAAGAAGAATGTCGTCGTATTATAAGTGTAACCGGTTGTAATTATTTAGAAGATTTACTTACTTGTGTTCATATCGCACAACTTAAAATTCTTACCAGCGTACGAGTTTCACAAAAACAAAAAAAGATTGATTTGGATATCCCAAAATTAGATACATTTATCCATAAGGTATATTCTGCTTTCGCGCGAAAATTATATAAAAACGTCTATTTGTTTGAAAAAATAATTACTCCATTGCAATATCAAAAAAATATGCGCGAATGTGAAATATTGTGTAAGGAAAGTATTCTTGAGGTAATTCGCGGTAGCATTCCTGTAGAAAGAATATTGCGCTCGTATATTGACGAAACGGTTGATGAAGAAGTAGTCCATGAAATAACAGAAAAAGAAATAGAAAAAGAAGTGGAAGAGACAAAGAATGAAGATGAAGAAACTGCCGAACAAAAAGTAGAAAATAATGAAGAATTCAGCAAAACACCTATATTAAAATTGGAAAAAAATCCCATTCCAGAAGAAACTCCTCCTTTGAGTTTAGAAGATGAAGATATTGAAACAGCCGCAAAAACAACAAGCGATGAGAATAAACCTATCGAAAATGAAAATGAAAAAACAACTGGTATTTCTTTTAATGATTTTGACAATGTGTTGAATATGGGAACAAATGAAGAGGAAAGTGTAGAAGCCCCAAAAACTATCGAGCGTCTCGAACATATTAGTGAAATAAATCAACAACGTCGTAAGGAAGAGGAGGAGGAAGAAGATGACGAGGATAATTTGGAAATATTCGATGACAACAATATACGATTGGATGTAAGTGATATCCATGATTTATCAAAAGAATTGAAAATAGAATCTCCCCCTCTCTTAGACGATATTGAATTATTGAACTAAATTTATAACATGTAATATACTTAACAGCCACCACATAATATATTGCGTAAAATAATATTGCATAAAATAATATTGCGTAAAATAATATTGCGTAAAATAATTGATAAAAATATAATAAAAAAATATAAATGATGGGACAATCGATTTTTGTAACTGCCGGAATGGTATCTATTGTGTATATTATCATTAAGTATTTAGAAATGAAATTTATAATCAAAGAACCAAAGCCTGTGAAAATTATGATACGAGATACTATAATTGTATATCTATCTGTTGTATCCGGTAATTTTGTGTTGGAACAATTTGGTGGAGCGAATAGAGTGGTTGCAAAAGCACCTGAAATATTTACAAATGAACCCGCTTTCTAATAAAGGGGTAATAATAACATAACATAATTATTTAATATTATTATGTTATACATAAATTGGCATTTCATCAATATTATTTACCTTAGTTTTATTGGATACCTTTTTTTTTGATATTTTAAAACAATCAAACATCGGATTTTTCAATTCATCCGGTGGTTCGCAATGATGTACTGTTCTAGCGATCATTTTGTATAATTTAAATTCAGGGTACCGTTCGTCCCCATTCTTTTTATATAAAATATTACGCTCTTTATCATCTCTAGTCCATTTAATAATTAATTGTATAATATCATTTTTCTCGTCATCTTCTTTAGTGAAATCTTCAATAAAATAGTCATACAACGAACATCCTAATCGACATAAATCAAAACTTTTATTTGGTAATATTTCAGGTTTACTATAATTTCTATATGGTTCAAAATTGTATTGGTTTGCGGCGTCTTCTTTTGATTTAAAATTATAACTATCACTACACAATTGCTTTCCTTTGTATTTGTAAATAGCTCTTCCAAAATCGATTATTTTATATATCTTACCGAACGTTGGTACTTTATAATACTGGTTGTTGTATTTCACATAAATATACTTTTTGTCTGTATTAACATACATTATATTATTTGTATGCAAATCATTATGGGTAAAATCAAAACATTTTTGATACGTTGTTAAAATAAACATTACTTGTATCAAACAAGATTTCCATTCCATATCGCTCATTTCATTATTTTCAATATAATCGTCTAGTGTTTCGTCCATTTGTTCCATACAAATAATTTGTACTGGAAATTTATGTATAACGCAATTTACATTTTCATTTATTGAACTGGAATATTCTGAAATTTCACTATTAGTACAACTTTCGATATGTTGATTGCTACCGTCTGACTCTTCTTCCTCCCCTTCTTCTTCCTCATCTTCTTCCTCCCCTTCTTCTTCACCGTCGTCTGACTCAGTTTCAATATCGGAATCATCGCTTCCACTTTCTAATTCGGATATATTAGAGGTTGTTTCAGAATTGCTCGATAAATCACTTTCACTTCTATTTTTATTTTTAATTTTTTCATACACAATATTATCTGTTAATGGTGATAATTCAGATACAGCATTTAACTTTTCAATATTTTGTTCGGTCAACTCAAATACTTTATTAAAAGAATCTCCATCAAATTCATCGATTTTTAATTCATCCTTTTCAATATCTTCCATTACAATGGTCTCTCTGTATTTACGTGTATCATCGTCCAATAACGATAAATCAAAATTTTCTACATCAAACATCTCTCCCTTGTTTTTATGGAAAAAAGAAGATTGGTGTAAATAATCTAGATCATCGTACACATTTACATTAAAATGACCTTGAACTCCTATAAAACTACCATAATAATCATTTCCAAATATAAAATCATGATTGTTTAGTAGTTTACTACTTAAATATGAAAAAAAACCATCAACATAGGAAGTATTATTTATATCATGTAATTTTTTCAGGTAATTGTTTTTCTTTGTTAAAATCGGTTTAAATGTCGGCATTAGGTCAGATTGTGATGACAACGTTTTATAACGTCCAGTTAAATATTTCAAAGGATTAAGCAACGGTGAAAATTTAAAAAAGGATGTCTTTTCTGTTACGATTTCTTCATTCTTTTTATTTTTACTTTTTACATCCAATAAAAATTTATTATTATCGTATGTATCTTTGATAGAATAAATGGTATGTTTGTGATTTAAGTTTATTAAACTGTATGTTACATCGCTTAATTTGAAAAATTCAGAATATAAGGGGATATAATTCTGAATTTGCAAAAACCCGTTGTTTTCAAATTGGCTAAATAATAAATTATTATTATTTTTCTTGTAATAAAGAGAGAACATTACGATTTAATGATAATATATAATTTACATTTAAACTAATACTTTAGTAATACATTATTTTACGGTATAATATGTGATTAAATTCGTTACAAAGTAATTAAATAATTTAATATAGAATTATATATGAATTTAGAACTAAAAAAGTTTAATATGAAAAACATAAAATTTGATTTGGACGATTCGAATGGACCAGTAATTGTAATGATAGGACGACGTGATACAGGTAAGAGTTTTTTGGTCCGTGATATGTTATTTCATCATCAGGATATTCCTATCGGAACTGTTATATCAGGGACAGAAGCCGGTAATGGATTTTATGGTAAACTAGTTCCTAAATTGTTTATTCACGATGAATACAATACAGCCATTATTGAAAATATATTAAAACGACAAAAGATAGTAATAAAGCAAATCCAAAAAGAAAAAAAAGCATATGGAAAATCTAGTATAGATCCTAGAGCATTTGTAATTCTAGATGATTGTTTGTATGATAACACATGGTCGCGCGATAAACTTATGAGGTTGCTCTTTATGAATGGTCGTCATTGGAAAATTATGCTTGTTATTACTATGCAATATCCATTAGGTGTCCCTCCTAATTTGAGAACCAATATTGATTATACATTTATATTGCGCGAGCCGTATCTAACAAATAGAAAGCGTATCTATGAAAATTTCGCAGGAATGTTTACTACTTTTGAAAGTTTTTGTCAAGTAATGGACCAATGTACAGAAAACTATGAATGTTTGGTAATATCAAATAATGCAAAATCAAATAAATTGGAGGACCAAATTTTTTGGTATAAAGCTATGCCACATGGTGATTTTAAATTGGGTGCAA